ATACCTAATGCTCTACCTTCATCTTCATCTCCTTCTACGTTAGAACCAGAAGCATCTACGTTGACTACTATATTCATACCACCCATAGCATGATTTGGAATTATAGTACCTGCCCTATCAGGCACAAAAAGCTCTGGCCCTTTTTCTCCTACAATTGAAGCTCTACCAACAGGAGGTCTGCCACCATTAGCAAAAGCACCAGCACTAATTAAACTTGTATCAAATCCTGTGCTAAAAACATTGTCAGTTATAAAAGGAGCAGCATTTGCAGGTCCACCACCAAAAATATTTCCAAAACCACCAGTAAACAATCCAAGAAATCCTCTTGATATCTGTGTAGCCATCATTTGTGCAGCCATATCCAAGAAGTGATCTGCTATTCGACTAAACATATTTCTAAACGCATCTTGGACACTCATTGTTCCTTTAATAACTCCTTTGAATGATTCTTCAAAAGATGAACCAATTGCTTTTGATAATTCAACTATTTGAAAACCACTATCATTTAATTTTATAAATTCTTCATCAAGTCTTACTAATTCATCATTAACAAGTCTTGAACCTAAAGCCAATTCATTCGTAGCATGAACGTATTCTCTTAGTAGTTCTAATTGATCTTCATTTAACGTTTGTTTTGTAAGCTCTTGAAATTCTTTTGCTAAATCATTTACTTGTCTATCTGCTTTTATTTTTTGTCTTTTAGCAAATGTATTTGCATTTGTTAATTCAATTTCTTCTCTCATTCCTTTTGAAATTGCTTCAAAACCTAATCTGTTTGTTTCTGTTTTATCAAAGTCTGCTAATCCAGTTATTCCTTGTGCTTTTAATCCTCTGAGTTCTGCTCTCTCTTGTCCTGATAATCTACCAGTTTTACCTTCTAACTCTGCTATCCGATTTCCTATTCCTCGTAATTCTGGACTTGATGACTTTCTTAGTCTTTCACCTACAGTAAGATTTTGTAATCCATCTCCTAATCCTTTTAGTAGCCTTGAAAAAGATATTATTCTTGCCAAACCAGCTTGTACTATTAAAAAGAATTGACTAAATCCTTGTGTTATTTCTCTTGTTTGATCACCAAACTCTTTTAACGCATCAACACCACCCTGACCAACTATTGCTGTAGTACGAGCAAGAACAACATTAAAGGCAGCTTCTTTTCCTTCAGCTTGTTCCAATAATTGTATTCTTTGACTAAAAGCAGAATTAGTTAAACCTAATGATGCTATTAAAGTAGTTGTATCTTTATTAAAATCAGCTAAAGCATCACCAGCTTTTTTTGCTGACATAACTAAAATATCAAGTTGTTTACCTACCTGAGTACCAACAATCGAAAGGCCAAAACCTAATCCACCTCCTAAAAATCCACCAGCTACACCACCTAAGCCACCACCAACAGATGCTCCTATACCTTGACCAAATAACAAAGGAAAACCACCACCAATAAGACCACTACTAAGAGCATTTCTTCTTCTGGCAGCAAGTCCACCTCTTTCCGCAAATAACCCACCTTCTCGAAACATAGGATTTCTTGTTAAAACTCTATTAATACCTCTTTGTGGCCCAAACTCTTCAGCAGTAAAACCTGTAGGTCTTCCTCTTAATAATCTTGCTCTGTTTCTTTCTGTTTCTTTATCTTTTCCAGTAGGCAAACCAAGTTTTCTTGATTCTTGTAATAATTTATTCATTTCTGCAATTCTTCTATTTACATCAACATAATCTTTTTCAGTTAAATCAAGTTGATTCCTCACTCCACCTAAAGTCGCAATATATTTTTCAAGTGCATTTATTGTATTCGCAGGTTTAAATGCTAATAAATCACTTAGTCCTGCTCCTTGAAAACCAGTAATTCCAGGTGCATTACCGCTACTTATTGCACTAAATGTCTTAGCAGTTATTTTTGCCTCTTCATTAAATCTTTTTAAAGATGATAATTGTTGTGTAAAACCTATTTTAGTTAAACCCTGAGTAAACAAGGCAAATTCTTTAGTAGTACGACCTGTTTCTCTTCTTGCTTCTTGTAATTTAGCTGCAAGAGCACCTAAAGATGTAATACTCCGTCTATTTTGACCATCAAAATTTAATAATCCTCTTGTATATTCTTGAAATGCTTTTTTTGCTTCAAGAACAGCTTTTTTTACCTCTTTTTGTTTAGCTGCAAATTCTCTTGAAAAAGGACCACCAGCAGTGCCTTTACCTTTTTGTTCACCTATTTGTTTTAATTCATTTTTTAATTTTTCAGCCGTAGATTGTGTAACTTTTAAATCTTTATTTAATTTTGCAAGCTGTTCTGATTTTGTCCTAACATTAATATTAATTCCGTATTCTGCTGCCATTTACTCGACCCAATAAATTACTTCTATATTACCGCCTTCTGGGTTTCATGGCTTGTTTTTTTTGTACTTGTTCTTTATATTTTTCTTCTTCTTCATGTTTTAACTCGAAAAAACCTGCCCAAGCTATAAGTTCTTCTCTAGTTAAATTTTCTGCAAGTTGTCTTAATGTCATTCCTAACTCTTTTGCTAAGAAAAACATTAAATACCAATCTTTATTAGCTTTTTAAAGCTGCTTTCGCTTCCTCCACTTTTAAATCATCTCCTGATGTCATCATTGCCATTTGTATATCTTGTAGAATTCCAGCATTTATCTCCCTTCTAAGAGATGCTTTATGACCATCTTGAAATAATCTTTTGCCATCTTCATCTAATGCTTTTTCAATCATAAGATTCAAAGCAAACTCATTACCATCATCTCCTTTTGATTTTGCAAGGATTGATTCTCTTTCTGCAATAGTTAATGGATGCCAATAAATTTGTAATACTGTTTCTTCTCCATCTTTCACTTCATATTTATATTTTTGGCTTACACCAAATTTGTTTTTGAGGAGTTCAATCGCTTCCATAGTATTCTAATATAATATTTATATTATACTTATATTAGGCATTTGCTGTAAATTGACAAGAAATAATTCCTATAAAATGACTTCTATCTTCTATTTGTAACATAGTTGGACCATTTACATCTGCAACTCTTGGAGTACAGCTAAAAGTATCAGTATAGTCAGAAGCATTAACAGAGGTAAGTCCATCAATAACAGATTCACCTATCGCAGATACAACTGAGGTTCCTTTATTTTTTGGCACATAAATATTACATTGAATAACACCAGCATAGTAATCAGACGCAGCACCTTGATTTTGTACAGTTGATTGATTAAAACTTAAATTCATAATTATATATTTTTTACTTTTTCCAGGAGTTGTGAATGGCACATTATCATTGATAACAGAAACAGTATTATCTGCTGCTACTACTGCATCTGTGACTGCTTTTTCAAAAGCTGCTCTGGCATTAACTAAAGTCATAATTACGAAGGTTCAATGTAACGTAAACCAGATCCTTTTTTGATTTTACCAAATCCACTTGAAGGTTTAGCTCCCACAAATATCTTACCTTTTTCTCTCATATTATCTTTAATAATCTTACCAGCTTCACCTTGAACAAATTGTGAAATTACAGGATTTTCAGAAGCATAACCAGCATATTCAGCAGCATTGCCAATAAAAATATTTTTTTCTCTAAATTTATAATTAGTATTAACAGGAAAACGAGGATCAATTACAGGATTTTCAGGTCTTGTTGATGTTCCCGTTTCAAAAAATTCTATAGAAGCCTCTCTTTTTATTGAGGCCCACGGTTCGTGATCTTCAACACGATCAATTTGATCTATAGGATTTCTTCTTACTTTCCAACTAGATGCTAAAAAACCAGTCCATACAGGACTAGCTTCAGCAGTACTTAAACTTGCATGAAGCTCTCTAATAGTTTGTGCAAAATCAGCATCTAATTGTGCCATCTGATTGTTCATTACATTATCAGCACTAAACTCCTGTTCTTTTGGCATTAAAACCTCACCAAAATAGTAAACAGATAAGTCTGCCCACCTTGTTTTGTATCAATATCAGTTATCTGTGCAACTCTTGTAGATCCAGCATAAGTTAATGTAATTTCATCATCTAAATCAGGTTGGTTATCTCCAATAAGATCAGGTGTTATGTAAATCTTCGCTTGTCTTATTTCTCTACTATCATCTTCAGTTGATCTAACATATTCAACTGGTGCATTTATGCTATAAGTCGTATCAGTTGTAGTGAATGCTCCTGTACTTGTGTTATAACTACCAGATGCTTTCTTTGTATAAACAATAGAAGAATCAAAAGAAGATCCCAGGTCAGCTACAACCTGTTTTGCAATCTGCTTAAATGCTGAGTCTAACTGTCCTGCCATTATCCTCTAACCACTCTAAGTTGGAAACTACCAGCACCACCAAGCAAATATGCTCCAAGATAACTTTGTAACCACGGGTAAACGTCAAGAATATTATTTACAGATCCAGTTCCTTGACTTGCAGTATTGTACTTAACTTGAATATCTCCTAACTTAACTTCTTCAAAGTTACCATCTTTACCAGTAGTTCCTGTAATAGCATCAGTATCATTTGCCAATGCTCTAGCTAATTCGTATTGTGCATATTTAATATTATTTGGTATCGCAGTACAAGCTAGTTCTACTCCATCTACCTGATAATTATTTCTAGGAAACTTTAATGCCTGACTATCATCACATCTATCTCCATAAAAAACTAAAGTATCAATCCATCTTGTAGCTGAAATTAATGCCCTTTT